GTGACAAAAATAGCCAGAAATGACATAAATCATTTTAGGTCTTCTGGCCAATCCTTGGGGCGGTATCCGTCAAGATATGCAAGCAACAGCCTTAGCGTTGGTTGCGGCGCCATGGCGTTGCCACTTTCCAGTTGGTGTATTGTGTTGACGCTCACGCCAAAAAGCCGGGCTAACTCATTACAAGTCAGCCCTAGTGTCAGCCTGGCTATTCTAAAACTTTTAGCGCGCATCGTTCAGAGCGTAGGCTATAACGTGCATTGCGTCCCGCTGGATTATATGTTTCAGCTCATCAGGCGTGACGCGCCGATAAATGATTGTTTCGTTCGGGCGTGTGATTTTCACTGTGTAAGTCATTGTTTGTTGTTCCTTGGTTATATTTTAATTCAGCTTAATTAAAGCTTCAGCTATTTCTAACTCTCTGTCGGTCAGTTTGTGTTTAAATTTTCTCATGAAAATTTCAGGGCAACCCATAGGCTCAATCTTTTTGTCTCGAAATTGGGCGGCGTCCATTAAAACCACGAAGCATTGCCACGTAATATTGTTTTCTGTGTCTGTCATTGTCTGTTGTTCCTTGGTTGTTATGGGGCGGACTAGCCGCCCCGTTTACTTACCGTTTATTTAATGGATGAGGTTTCAGCGGCCTGTTTTCACAAAAACAGATAATTGAAGCGCACTCGTCATCTATGTATTTTGATTTGTCTTCATTCATTGGTTTTGCAAGAATCTCTCTTACTTTTTCGCGTAAACTTTCTTCAACTGTTTTATCTAACATGGTTGGTGTTCCTTTCTTCTTTGGATGCTTTTAATTTACATTAACCGCCCAAAATATCAAGTCACAATTGATTGACAAATTGTCGCACCCGTATGTTACATGTCAGATATGGGGGTGGAAGGGTGGCGGGTCTTAAAGGCTAAACCCCAATAACCACGGGCGATCCAGCCGATTCTTACCCTACGTCATGCCGTAACGTAAACCTTGGTGACGGGCTGGCCACGCAACGCCACGTCGTGACGTGCTGACCTGCCCTTTACGTCAACGTCAAGTAACGTGTACGGCAAGTACACCAGGATTTGGCGACGTGTACGATCCGTTCCGGGTGACGTAACGTCAACCGCTGCGAGTACGGTACGTTCCGTACGGTCGAGGGGTATGACCCCCTTCGGGCGGCGGCGGACAATTATTTTTGTATTCCCCCCCAGAATTTTTTTCAATTTTGAGGTTTTAAGTTCTGCTTAATTGACATGATGCAAGGTGTAAGTTAGGTGAGATTTATGACATCAAGTACTTCTAAGTGGGATCCTGAGTTTTGCGAGCGGGTTGTTGAGCTTGGCCGTGAGGGCAAGTCCATGTCTCAGATTGCGCGTGACCTTGGCATTGGTTATACGAGTTTGAAGCGTTATCAGGAAAAGAAGCCTGAGTTTGCCAAGGCGTTGAAGGAGGCTCAGTCTGCGGCGCAGGCTTACTGGGAAGACATTGGGATGAATGGTGCGACGGGTAAGATACCTGGTTTTAATGCGACGGCATTTATTTTTCAGATGAAGAATCGTTTCCGTGATAATTATTCGGACAAGTCTGTGAACGAGCATCACATTGAGGTTACGAAGATTAATCGTAAGGTTATTGATTGAGTTTGATACTAGGCACTATATGCGTGGTTTGGTTATCTTTGTTGTTAGACCGGCATTAAGCAATGGCTGAGTTGAATATTAATACGCCTCGTTGGTTTATTCCTCTTCTGGAGAATGCGAGATACAAGGGTGCTTATGGTGGCCGTGGTTCTGGCAAGTCCCATGCGTTTGCGGAGTATATAGTTGAGCGGTGTGTTATGGGCCGCACGGATGTTGTTTGTTTGCGTGAGGTTCAGAGGTCTTTGAAGCAGTCGGTGAAGAAGCTGATTGAGGATAAGATTGAGAATATGGGTGTTGGGACTTTGTTTACGGTCCAGCATGATCGTATCAAGCATAATCAGAATGGTAGTTTAATTATTTTTGAGGGTTTGGCGTCTCATACTGCTGAGTCGATTAAGTCTCTTGAGGGTTTTGACATTGCCTGGTTTGAGGAGGCTCAGAGTTGTTCTCAGCGTAGTCTGGATTTGTTACGTCCGACGATCCGTAAGCCTGGTTCTGAATTATTGTTTACTTGGAACCCTAGCATGCCGACAGATCCGATAGAAATTTTGTTGCGTGGTAATAATCCTCCTCCTGATGCGATTGTCGAGGAGGTTAATTTTGTTAATAATCCTTGGTTTCCTGATGTTTTGCGGGAGGAAATGGAGTATGACAAGAAGCGTGATCCTGACAAGTACGCTCATATTTGGTTAGGTGATTATGTTAAGAACTCTGAGACGCGGGTGTTTAAGAACTGGTCGATAGAGGAGTTTGAAGCACCGGCTGATGCTGTTCACAGGTTTGGTGCTGACTGGGGTTTTGCGACTGATCCGACTGTGTTGGTGCGGTGTCATATTGTTGGGCGTAAGCTGTATATTGATTATGAGGCGTATCGGGTTGGCTGTGAGATTGTTGACACGCCAGAATTGTTCATGTCGGTGCCGGAGGCTGAGAAGTGGCCTTTGACGGCAGATAATGCGCGGCCTGAGACGATTAGTTATATGCGTAAGCATGGCTTTCCCAAGATACGGGCTGCGGTGAAGGGTCCGAAGTCGGTTGAGGATGGTATTGAGTGGTTGAAGTCGTTTGACATTGTGGTTCATCCCCGGTGCAAGAAGACGATAGATGAGCTGACCTTGTATAGTTACAAGGAAGATCCTTTGACGGGTAATGTTTTGCCTTTGCTTGTAGATAAGGAAAACCATGTTATTGATGCGTTAAGGTATGCTTGTGAGGGTGCGAGACGTGCGAAGGACCGGCCTAAGCGTGGTTTTGCGAAAATAATACCTGTTAGGATGCCAATGGCGAGGTGAAGATGGCTAGAGTGAGTAAAGCAGAGCGTCTGGTTCAGGTTCATCGTGAGGCGTTGAAGAGTTTTAATAATATACAGGTTTCTGTGAAGGACGAGCGGATACAGTGTCTGGCTGATCGTCGTTTTTATTCTATTGCGGGTTCGCAATGGGAGGGTGATTTTAAGTCACAATTTGAGAATAGGCCGCGTCTGGAGGTGAATAAGGTTCATCTGGGTGTGATGCGGATTATCAATGAGTATCGTAATAATCGTATTACGGTTGATTTTTTGCCTAAGGATGGTGCGAGTGACGAGGGTCTGGCGGACACTTGTGATGGTTTGTACCGTGCAGATGAGCAGGATAGTTGTGCGGATGAGGCTTATGACAATGCGTTTGAGGAGGCTGTAGGGGGTGGATTTGGAGCGTGGCGACTCAGAACAGAGTATGAGGACGAAGAGGATGATGAAGATGAGCGGCAGCGTATTCGAATTGAGCCGATTTACGACGCTGACAAATTTGTTTTTTTCGACCTCAATGCAAAGCGGCAAGACAAGTCGGATGCTAGATTTTGTTATGTTCTTACGGCGATGTCGTATGAGGCTTACGAGGAAGAATACGGAGTAGATCCTGCGAGCATGCCGACATCTATCGAGATGACGGAGTTTGACTGGCAGACGCCGGATGTTGTGTATGTGGCGGAATATTATCGAGTGGAGGAGAAGTCCGAGACTGTCAGGATTTTCCAGACGCTGGATGGATCTGAGGAGCGTTATACGGAACGTGACTTTGAGGAAGATGAAAACCTAGAAAGAATGCTGGCTGCTACAGGCGCGACAGAGGTTCGGCAGAAGCGTGTGAAGCGGCGTAAGGTTCGTAAATATATTATGAATGGTAGCGAGGTTCTGGAGGATCTTGGTTACATTGCGGGAAATCAGATCCCGATTATTCCTGTTTATGGCAAGCGTTGGTATATTGATAATCGTGAGCGCATGATGGGCCATGTTAGGATGGTCAAGGATGCACAGCGGTTGAAGAATATGCAGCTTAGTCGTCTGGCTGAGATTAGTGCGTATAGTGCGGTACAGAAGCCGATATTTAGTCCTGAACAAGTGGCTGGCCACGAGGTGGCGTGGGCTGAGGATAATGTTAAGAATAATCCTTATTTGCTGATTAATCCGATTATGAATGCGGATGGTGCGGAGACATTGCAGGGTCCGGCGGATTATGTGAGGGCGCCTGATATACCGCCTGCTATGGCGGCACTGTTGCAGGTGACCGAGCAGGACATGATTGATTTGCTGGGCAAGCAGGATGCGG